CGTAGCCCTCGCGCCCGACGCGAAGGATCAGTTGCTCCTTGATCTCGTTGTCGGACAGGATGCGGTTGATGTCGCGCACGGCCTCGCGGTGCGACAGGTCGGTGATGACGTGGTCCATGTGCCGCGACATGACCGACGCGAAGTCGAGTTGAAGCGGTGACTCGAACGACTCGACGCGCGCCTTCTGGTAGCCCTTGGGCGTGAACGCCTTGGTGAAGCCGGCGCCCATCATCACACGCATCGCGTCCGCACCGTCCTGCGTCTCGCCGACCGTCGACCGGTTGGCGTCGTAGACCAGCGGCCAGTAGCCGCCGCGCAGGGTGACATTCTTGCCGTCCTTGCTGACGACGCTCGCCTCCTGCGGGCTGACCTTCTCCGGCGGCAGGCCGGACATGCGCCGCTGCAGGTTGACGATGTCGGGCCACAGCGAGTCGACAGCGTCCCACATGCCCTGCACGAACTGCAGCTCGTCGGCGCGCAGCTCGGACAGGATCTGTTTGACCTCGCCGGTGTTGAGCTTGACGCGCCGGCTGCCGTCGACGATGCCGCCGTCCATGAGGCGCTGCAGGTTGGACGCGTTGCCCGTATTCAAAGCGATGCCGATCAGCGTCGCGCGGCTCACCGTGAGCTTGCCGCCGAGGATCGTGACCTTGTCCTGCAGAGTCTTGAACGCTTCCGGCGTCTCGGCACGCAGGGCCTTGAGCTTGGTGCCCAGCTCCTTGCGGTACTCGACGGCCTTGTTCTCGGCGTCCTGCATCACCGTCCAGACGTAGTCGTGCCACGGCCCGGTCTCGCCGCCGTCCAGCGCCTCGATGACGTTCTCCGGCCGGTTCAGGTTCGCCAGCGCACCGACGACGCCGCGGCGCGCAGCCTCGAGGTCGCCGACGTCACGACGCGAAACCTCGCCGCCGACGGTCTCAGGTAGCGAGTCCTGCATGCGGGCCAGCAGGTCCGTGCGAGCCTCGTCCCACTCGCGCCCGTCACGCGCCGCCGTCAGTTTGTTCTTGATCTTCGCCAGGTGCTGGATGTTCTTGAGCGCGTCCATGGCGGCGTCGATCTCGGCCACCTTCGCCTCGCGCCAGTTGGTGACGCGCTCGGCCTCGACCCGGGCCAGCAGTTCCTCGCTGATCGCCGTGATCTCGCCGGCCTCCTGCTGGGCCTCGACCCACGACCGCAGCGACTTCTTGCGCTCGAGGTCCTTCACCGACATGCGGCGCAGGTCGAAGGCGGCGAGGATCTGGTTGACCTTGTCGAGATAGCCCTCCCAGCCAGCGCGCGCCAGACGCTCCTGCGCGGGCTTCTTTGCCAGACGCATACCCTCGTCGCGGAAAGCCTCGGCGCGCTCCTTGGCGTCCGTCTCCGCGCGATAGTGCAGCGATGCCATGAGCGCGTTGCGGCGGGCCTGAGCGGCGGCCAGCTTGTCGCCCTTGCCCAGCGCGATCGCGGCCTTGCGGTTCTCCCGCATCTCGACCTGCTTGTGGCGGTGCGGCGCGAGCGCCTTGACCGACTTCTCAGACACCAGCCGGCCGACGTACTCCTTGAGCGGGGCCAGCGCCAGCTTGCGCCCGCCGACTAGTGCATTGATCTCGCGGACCATGACCTCCTCGGCGGCATCGGAGTGCAGCGCACGGGTGACGCGCGCCTCCAGCTCGCCGTCGAGCATCGGGTCGGGGTTGCGCTCCTGCCAGCGGCGCAGCGCCTCGGCCTCGATGGCGTCCTTTTTGCTCGGCTTGGACGCAATGGCGTTCAGCATCTCGACCGTGGACTTGAAGCCCAGCACCGAGGCGGCCATGTCGGGATGCACGCCACCCTCTTTGGTGTGCATGCCGGTCATGTTCTTCTTGACCCACTCCTTGCCCTGCATATCGGTCAGGGCGCGGGTGTCGAGCTTGAACGCGCGCTCGCCCTCGGGCAGCGGCGAGCCGTCGGGCATGGTGCCGCGGCGCAGGATGAAGATCGCACGCCAAGCCGGGTCGTCGTTCAGGTCCTTCTCGACCTGCGCGCGCAGCTCCTTCATCTCGGCCGACTTCGCGCGCTCGACCTCGCGCTTGGCGTAGGCGAACTGGACCGCGCCCTCCTGCTCGATGGCCGACTGGCGGGCAGCCTGCACCGCGAGCTGGTAGCGGCGGAACTCGTCGTCGGACATGTCGCCCTTCTCGGCCTCCGACAGCAGCGGGATCATGCCGAGATCCTGGCGCACGGCGTCGATCTCCTCGTCGGTCGCCAGCATGCGGTCGAAGTACGCGCGCACCTCGGGCGTCAGGTTCGCGTTGGGCAGGCGCGCGATGGTGCGATAGATGCGCGTCAGCCATTCGCGGAACGACTGGAACGCACGCTTGAGGCGCGGGCTCGGGGCCTTGCCTTCGCGAAGGTATGCCTCGAAGGTCTCGGCGAACGCCTCATGCTGCTCGCGCTGAATGGCATCGAACGAGTCCACGCCAAGGTGCGCCAGCAGCCGCGCGTCGTCGTCGACAATGCGCTGCTGGTCCGCCGTGCGGTCAGCCTCGGGGATAGCCGCGACCTGCGCGTTCACCTGCCGGCGCAGTTCGAGGAACATGTGCGCCGATTCGTGCAGGAACGTCGACTTGTCGGCCTTGTTGCCAAGCGTGATGATGTAGCGATCGAACCCTCCCGGATAGCCCGGCACGATGTTGATGCTGCCGCGCTTGGTGTCGTCGAGGGTTTGGGAGAGAGTCGACGGGTCCTCAAGGTCGAACGAGCCGTCGTTGTTGGTCGCCGACTTGATCTGGTTGGACGAGAACACGACGTAGGTCGTGGTCGCCTTGGTGCGCGCGGTGTTGTTGTAGTCGTCGCGGACGTTGGTGATGATGACGCCATCGTGGCCGCCCTGCCGCGCCTGATTGATGACGTCAGTGCTGCGCCCGCGCTGCTGCGCGCTGCGCCAGTCCTTGCCGCCGCCGTCGATGACTAGCGGGTTCATCATCTTCACGAACCCGTCGATGATGGCCGGCTCGGCGTTCTGGTAGTCGAAAGCGCGCTTGGGGTCGGCGTAGGTCTTGGCCGTCGAGTCGCTAGTCGAGAACCAGAACGCGCGGTCGCTGCCGTCGGTCGGCATGCCGAACTTCTCGCGCTGGCCCTTGAAGATACCGTCGGACTCCATGAACCGGCCGTCAGGCGTGCCGTGCAGAGCGCGCACGACGACAGGCTCGCCGGTCTTGTAGCCGTGGCGGTCGGCATCCGCGCGCTGCACCAGCGGCGCGCCCTCGCTCCACCGCTTGAACTCCGGCGTCTGCGTCTGGTCGGCGGGCTGCTGCCGTGCCAGCTCACGAGTCAGCGTCACCTTGCCCTCGCCGGGCAGGTCGACCAGCGGGGAGACCAGCACGCGCACCGTGTCGCGGCCAGCCTCACGCGCGGCCACCAGCCGTCGATGCCCGTCCACCAAGCGGATGCGGCCGTCCTCCATCTCCACGGCGTACAGGTTGGGTGCCTGCTCGCCAGCGGCCAGTCGCTCGGCATAGCCCTGCACGAACGACCGCTTCTCGGGACCGACGTTGCCGTCACCATCCAGCTCTGGCGCGACAATTTCGGAGATCAAGATCTCGCGCACCTGAGCGACCGGACGGCCTCGGTTATCGGGCACGTCCTGCTCGACCCAAGCGCCAACAGGTGCGAAATCTGCCTCGGATGCGGGCAGCGGGTTCGCAGCGCTGCTACCGGGCTGCGTCTGCTCGGCGGGCTGGGATTGATAGAACGTCCTCACATCCGAGATCGCGCCCTCGTCCCAGATGACGTAGTTGCGGCTGCCGTCGCCAACGCCGCGGCTCGTCCCGTCGAGGTAGCGGAGGCCGGGGATGCCGCGCGAGAGAAGGAACTCGGAAGCCACCTTGCGAGGATCGCCTCGCCCGACCGGAATCTCTAGGAGGTTTTCGCCCCAGTTCCAAAACGCCGCAGGACGTCCAGCATCTCGGGCGCTAGAGATCGCCTTCGCCAGCGCTAGGTAAATGGTCTGGCCGGTCGGATTGCTGAAACCCTCAACGGGGAATACGCCCTCCAGCGCCGCCCGCACCTTCTCCGGCTGCTCACTCAGCGGCGCATCCCAGTCCAGCAGATCGCCGTCGTCGGGGATCTCGGCGGCGTAGAGTTGGCCCTGCATGGCAGCAGCCGCGTCTTTCAATTCCGGCGAAATGTCGTAGTTCTCAGGGCTGCCGAACAACGCATTCAGGGCTTGCGACGGGTAGTCAAAGCCAAGCCATCCGTCATCGTTCAGGGCCTTGATGACTGCAGCCATATCCGCAGGCGCTTCGCCGCTATTGGACCACTCAAGTGCTTCGTCAGTGTCGGCGCGATCAGGCATAGCGTCGCGGAACTTCTGCACCATGTCTCGGTGCGACAGCCCCTTCCGATACCACTCCGCAATCTCCCGCTTGCCGGCGAAGTACAGCCCCCACCCGTAAGCCTGCGCGCCCTCGCCCGTGCCGATGGCCTGGAGCTTGAACCCCTCGCGCTCGATGCCCCGATGCGGCGAGCCATGGAACACCGACTGGAACATCATGCGCGGGTCTTTCTTCGACCACGTCCCACGATTCGCCGTCGACTTGACCTGCGTCGGCTCGAACGCGACCCACGCGTTCTGCTCGGGAATCCACACGCCGTCGAAGCCTTGCGACTGCAGCATCATGCGAGTGAGCGCAGCCTCGGCAGCGTCCTCGAAACCCTGCGCCTCGTCCAGCGTCATCGTGTACGGGTTCTGGATCGACAGGTAGACCTCGAGGACCACCGCGTCGGCGGGCACCCCGTTGGACGCCTTGTCGGCATAGCCCTCGGCACTGCGCCGGCTCGGCGTGAAATAGAACCCCAGGCCGCTGCTCGCGTGCCCGGTGCCGGATGCCAGCAGGCGGCGATCGAACGCAGCGAACTCCTCGCCCGTGCCGTGGTAGACCACGGTCGGCGTGCCGTCCGGGTTCGCCACCTTGGACTGCTGGAACCACTCCTTGAACGCCTCGGAGTCGGTCGGCGCGGCCTGGTCGAACTCAGTGCCGCCCTCGTCCGCCACCCGATCCATGCCCAGCGCGCGGCGCACCGCGGCGTTGTCCATGGTCTGCAGTTGCTCGCGGCCGATGCCCAGCTCCTCGAGGATGCGGCCCAGCTCGTTCGTCGACTCGTTGAACGCAGCGCGGTCGACGCTGAACCCTTCCGGCGAGAACGCAGGCGTCTCGCCGAGGTCGCCGATCAGCAGGTCGATGACCGTGTTGACGTCAGCGCCGTCGGCGTCGTACTCGCCCGCGTTCTCCGTGGCCGTGCGCTGGATGAACCCGTTGTCGATGGCGATCTCCAGCGCCTGATCGACGGTCATGCCGCCCTGGCGCAGCAGGCCGCGACGCTGGGCATCCTGCGCGCGCAGGTCGCCGGCACCGAACGCAGCCGGGTCGATGCCGCCCTTGGAGCGGATCAGCTCGATCAAGCGCTGGCCGTTGACCTCGCGGTCGGAGAACAGGCGGCCGGAGCGCAGCGCCTCGATGGCGCCGTCGACGACAGCGTCCACGTTGCGGGCATCGGCCACGCGCTGCACCGAGTCCGGGGTGTCGCGACGGATCGTGAACCGGGGATCTTCCGGCGTGCCGGCAAGCTGGTCCAGCGACATGCCGGAACGCACCACGGCGGTGCGGAAGTACGACGCGAACAGCTCGGCCTGCTTCTCGGCCACGTCGGGCGTCGCGCCCGCGGACTCGACCTGGTTGCGGGCGAACTCGTAGATCCAGTTGGTCGGGTCGTCAGCGGGGCGGCCCTGCGCGCCCGTCGCCTCAATGAAGTCGCGCAGCGCCTGCTCGCGGTCGAAGTTGACGGCCTCGTCCAGCGGCATGCCGCCCGGCGTGAGGCGGGCGACCTTCTTGGCGGCCGACCGCTGCTCCGGCGTCAGCGCCGTGAAGAACGCCTCGATCGGCACGCGCACCTGACCATTCGACAGGGCGGCCGACGTCAGCTCGGCACTGTCCACGCCAAGCGGCTCCAGCGAGTCGCGCAGTTGCTCGTCGGACTGGAACAGCTCACGAAACCGGTCGACCGGTAGGTAGACGTCCGAGATGCTGGAATTCTTGAGGCGGGCCAGCACGTCGCGCAGGCGCTCCGGCGACAGTTCGGCCAGCTTTAGCCCGCCGATCGCCTTGTCGATCTGCTCCAGCGTCTCGGCTTCCTGCACCGCCATGTCGGCGTCCTGCTGGGCCCGGGCCACATGCACCCCGCCGCGGAAGATCATGCCGACGCCGAACGCCGCCAAGCCCTCGCGCTCCAGCCCTTGGAACATGTCGAACGAGTCGTCGACGAGGGCCTTGGTGATGGCGTCCTGCAGCACTGCCTCGGTCACTTCCTGCCCGGCCTCGCCAGCGCCAGCCAAAAGGATGTCGGCCACGCGCTTGTTCAGCGCGGCCTTGGCCGGCTCCGGCAGGCGCCGCATGAGGAAGCCCAAGCCCATGCGCTCGGTGACGGCGGTGACGCCAGCGCCCAGAGTCTGTGCGGCATCCGACGACGCGGTGCCGTAGGTGCCAGCCGCCTCGGCCCGGTCGGCCTGCGTGTCGACGCCCTGCGTCGCGCCGAGGCCCAGCACGCCAGCGCCGCCCGTGAAGTAGGCCATGGCAAGGTAAGGACCCAGCGAGCCCAAGCCCGACGCGATGTCGGTGCCGAGGTTCTGGCGCGACTCGTCGACCGCGATGCTCTCCTGCGCGAACCCCTCGATGGCAGAGCCCACCGAACGGATGCCGCCGCCGACCAAGCCGAACGGGTCCTCGACCCAGTCGGGCAGGATGTCGCGCATGGCTTGGTAGTTCGCGGCGTACTGGTCGCCGAGGTCATCGGAGAAAATGCGCCAGAAGCCCTCGCCCATGCCAGCCGAGAAGTCCTGCGCGCGGCGAATGTTGCGCCCGCCCATATTCAGCACTTCGCCGCCGCCGGAGATCGCCGAGCCCACGCCCGACACGACACCGGAAACGAGCGACTGCGCGCCGTCAGCGACGTACCGGAACGCCGGGGCGGTGATGAATGCCTGCTCGAGCAGCGACAGCCCCTCGATGTCCTCCTTCGCCACGGCCGCGGCATCGGGGTCGCCGGCCAGATACTCAGCCGTGCGCGGCGCCTGCGTGGCGAACTGATCCATGCGCGCCATCGTTTCCTGCTCGCGCAGGTCGTCGATGCGCCGCTCGGCCGTGCCCGTGGGCAGGCCGTACTTGACCGCCAGTCGCTCGGCCTCGGCCACCAGCGCAGGATCGCGGCCGGCGTTGATGCGGGTGTTCGCGCGCAGGCCCGTGCGAACAGTGTCGCCGACCTCCTGCTGCGCCTGCTCGAAACTCAGGGAACCGTCGCCAGACTCGGGCTGACTGCTCGACTGAGCCAGCGCATCCTCGAAACTCAGCGACCCATCGTTCGGCGCGACCGGCATCATTGGCCTCAATTGTTGGTTGACTGGTTGGCGGGCCGCAGAACGCTTCCGTCCCACACCATGAAGCCTCGCCCCGGGACAGAGTATAGCTGGCCCGTGACCAGATCAGCCCGCGACGACGGAAGGCGCGGCGCCTCGAACCCGTAGGTGACGGGGTTGCTCCAGAACCCGTCTACCACGCCCTTCACCAGCAACCGGTCGGCCATGTCCTGCACCTCGGCGGCGTTGGGCATCTTGCCGTTCGTCTCGGTGAACGTGGCCACCTCGGCCGCCAGCGAGTCGCGGAACTGGTTGACCGCGTCCTCGCGTCCCGACTTCGGCTTCAGCGGGTCAGCCACGCGCTCCGGCCGCTGGGCGTAGCCGATCTGCACCATGGCCGCCCGGGTGATCTCCTCCTGCACCTGCCGGGACTTGACGAACTCGGACTCCTGCCCGGCGCGCAGCTCGCGGCGCGCGGCCAGTAGGCGGTTGTAGTCGTCGTCGTCCAGCGCGCCCCGATGCTCCTCGAGGAACCCCGGCTTGATGAAATGCTGCGGGGTCAGCACGGAGATGTCGGCCAGCTCGTTGTAGGCCGTCCGGTCGCTGGGCACGCTCTCGCGCCGCGCCCGCTCGTAGTTCTCGACCTTCACCAGATCCAGCGGGTTGATGCCCGACCGCATCTCCGGGGTCATGCTGGCGATCGTGCCGCCGCTCTGGATGTGCGCGTATGCCTGCTCCAGCGTCGCCTCGCGCGCCTCGGCCTCGGCCACCGCTTGGGCGCGCAGCACGCTCGAAGCCTTGGACTCGGCCAGCCGGCGCACGTCCGGGTCGGTCTCGGTGGCCAGCGCGCGCATGACGTCCGCCTCGCTCGGGCTGCTCGTGGCAGCCTGCTCGAACTTGGCGACGCGCGCTTCCCAGCCGGCGGCGTACTGCTGGTACTTCTCGGGGTCCTGCTCGACCAGCTTGGCATAGTGCTCGCGGCGCAGGCGGGCATAGACGACCGGGTCGCCGCCCGACTCCACGATCCACTTGCGGGCATTCTCCGGCCCTTGGTTGACCGCGGCGTCGAAGGCCATGCCCTGCAGTGCCGGCGGCAGGGAGTCGGCGTTGATCGCGTCCCAGTAGCGCTCGCGATACAGCTCCTTGGCCTTCTCCGGCGTCAAATTCTTGACGTCGACGTCTGGGTTGGCCGTGATGTTGATGCCGAAATTCGTCTCGCCCTTGCCGGCGTCGTCCGCCACGTAGCCGCCCTCGACGGCCAGCACCTGCTCGACGACGTTGTCGAACCCGCCGGCACCGTAGAGCGCGCGGGACACCAGCGCGTCAGCCCTCACCGTGTTGCGGGCCTCGCGGATGCGCGGCTCCAGCCGAACGACCTCGCCGGCCGTCAGCCTGCCTTTCATCGAGTCGAAGTAGGTCACGGCAGCGGCCGGGTCCTCGACCATGAGCCGATCGACGACGCCCGAGTAGACGCGGCCACGAGCCTCGGCCAGCGCCGCGTTGATGACGACCGGCGACGCGCCGCGCATCTCGGGCATGGACAGCACGCCGCGCGCCGCGCGCTCGGCCTCGAGGTCCACGCGCTCCGGGTCGGTGTAGTTCGCCGCCGCGGACTGCACGGCCGTCGACACGTAGGCTTTCGCCTCGTCGGAGTAGAACCGCTCCGACTCGTTCAGCACATGGCGCGACAGACCGCGCTGCAGGTCGGTGCGGCGCCCCTGAGCCTGCCGGCGGAACGCCTCGCGCTGGGCCGGCGTGAGCCGCCCCTCGATCTGGCCGACCTGCTGGTCCCACTGCGGGAACACCTGGTCGGGCAGGCCGAACGCGTCGCGGCCTCGCTTGGCGTAGGCCCCGTTCTCCGGGTCGTTGAACAGGGACAGTTCGAGGTCGGCGAGTTGCCGGTCGGCGTCCATGAGCGCCGCGACGTCGGCCTTTTCCTGCTCCTGCTGGGCGAACTGGCCGAGCATGCCGCCGACCTTGCCGACGGACTGGGCGATGCCCGCGCCAAGCGTTTCTGGCGTGGTGAAATTCTGGATGCGCGCGCTGGGCAGATTCGAGACGCCGACCTGCTGCTGGTACTGGGGGACGCGAGGCATCGGTCAGCCTCCCAGCGTCATGCGGTTGCCAGACTTGTCGAGCCGGCCGGGGTTGTAAGGCTTGAGCGTCGCCGGCGTCGACTTGGCGCCGAACATCCCGCCCGAGTACGCCTGCCCGACCATGCTCGCGCCCGTGGTCAGCAGGGTGCCGATGGCCTGATTCCGGCCTGCCGCCCGAGCCGCGCGCCCGCGGTTGGTCTGGTTCACTGCATCCACGTCGAAGCCCCACGCCTGCCGCAGCGCGTTCGCGCGCAGGTTCAGCGCGTCAGCCGCGCCGAAGCCGGCGGTCTCAGCCTGCAGGTCCAGCGCGGTGCCGGTGTTGACGTCGAGGCCGTTGGCAGCGATGGCCGCGCGTTGGCTGCCAAGCGCCGCACGGACGCGCCGGAGTTGCCGCTCCTCCTCGACGTTGCCGATCTGCTTGGCTTGCTCGGCCTGGTTCCGCGCGACGGCCGCGTTCTGATCGGCGGCGCGCTGCTCGGCTTTTCCGGCCTCGTTCGCTGCAGCAGCGCCATACAACCCCGATGCGCCGGTCAGGGCCAGCGAGGCCATAAGCAGGGTGGTCGGTTCACACATGGCTCACCTCGAGCTTGAAGGGGCGGAACGGCACGCCGTCGGGGCCGTGCGGACGAGGGTCGCCGAGCGTGAAGCCCAGCCACTCCAGCCAGCGCTTGCTCGCCTCGTTTCGGTCGTCGACGTTGTTCACCAGCGTAGGATACACGCGCAGCATCTTGCCGACGTAGGGCCGGCAGCGGCGCAGGAAGGCGGCCGGGCGGGCGACCAGCTCGTCGGTGCCGAGCAGCCAAGGGGTGCCCACTCCGGCCACCATGTTCAGCGGCGCGACCCCGAACACGCACACCGGGATGTCGTGATACAGGCCAGCCCATGCCGACGTCGACACGCGCAGCGCCTCGGTCGTCGCCTGCCATGGCGTCGAATGGGACGATGCCCAGACTTCGGCCCGGTCAGCCTCGCGCATATGCTCGGCCACCTGCAGCGCGTGGTCGAACGTAGCCTTGACGACGCGGACGGTCACAGGTCCCCCATGGTGACGTCGGGGATGACGCCGAGGATGGCCATGGGCAGCGGGTCCTTCTGCCGGATGCAGACACGGCCGCGCTCGGCCCACGACCCGGAGATCCACACCTGCAGGCAGCCGTTCTGGATCTCGGCAGGGTCGACCGTCGGGCCGGCGACACGCGGCTCCCACTCCTCCAGCGAGTCGAAGTCGGGGCCGCCGAACAGGCTGCGCGTATCCTGAACGATGACGCCGAGCCGCTTGATAAGCTTGTTCTGCATGCGCGTCGTCTGGCCGCCGGGGACGTTGATCTCCAGCGTCTCGATGTCGCACACGTAGCGCAGGCCGGCATGCACCAGCACGCCAGGCTCGTCCAGCGTGATGCTGCCCGACGCCACGACCTTGTCGTCCTGCACGAACCCGTCGCACAGCACGCCGACCGTGCGGCCGTTGAGATGCGACAGCCCGGACAGAGTATCGCGGGCGAACCCCCAGTCGGTCGTCGCGGCATTCCGCAGCGTCGCCGGGATCGGGGTCACGATTTGCGCCGTCACCACCGTCGACGACGTGAACTCGGCGATGCGTAGGCGGGCGTTCGACCCGGCCATGTAGCCCAGCACGATGACGTCGTCGATGTCGCCCGATGCGAACGTCGCGGCGCTGGCCGTCAGCGTGACGGTCTGGCCCACGTTCCACTCGGTCGCGGTCGCGGTCATCGTCGTGGCCGTCGTATTGCGGCCGTCGTAGGTCAGGTGCGAGTCTAGGAACTTGCCCTCGCGCACATCGGTGATGAGGCGCGACGACAGGCGCTCGATGTAGCGCTTCTGCTGGCCGCCGACCGTGCGACGCACGACGACATAGACGGAGTCCTCGCCGCCCTCGGGGATGACCGTCACGGACTCGACGAACCCGTCGATCTCCATGGGCGTCCAGCCCACAACGCTCTGGTCCTTCATGTACGTCAGCGCCAACAGCACGCCGTCGGAGCGCACCGACCACACCATCGAGTACGGGACCTGCTGGTATTCCCAGTCGACAATCGGCTTGCCTTCGGTCAGGTGCGACGCGAACACCGTCAGGTCGTTTCCGGTGTAGCCGTCAGACTCGAACTGGTAGCCGATGTCGCGCACGATGTAGCCGCGGTTCTGCACGAACAGCGCCGTGTTGCCAATGACCAGCGCGGGCAGCTCGGCGCTGCCGTGGTAGCTCTGCGGCTTGAACCCGATAGTCGTCGGCGTGAGAACGTCGTCTTGACCGCCCGTCGTTTTCCACTCGCCGCCCGTCGTCATTAGGATCATGTTCGACAGCGGCACGATGTCGGTGACGCGGTTCACCTGCCGAGCGTTCAGCGTCGCAGCGATCGTGTCGTCGTCGACGCTGGGCACGGTCTTGCCGAAGTCGACATAGTTGCCGATCTTGGAGAACCACGTCGTCTGAGGCTGGTCACGCGTTGCAGCGAACACCAGCCGGCCGCCGAAGAACTCGACCTCGGCCGGATAACCGAACTTAGATCCCCATGCCGACAGCGCGAACACGTCGGTGTTGCCGCCCAGCGTTGGGACAGCGAACTCCTGCACAACGATGTTGTTCGTGCCCGTCGGCGGGGCCTCGAAGAACGTGATTTGGTCAAGCGTTGCGTCGATAACCCATCCCTGACTCATAGCCTGTTTCCTTTTCTCCAGTTGGCAATGGCAGGAATAACGCGAAGATTCTCAGGAACATGGAGCCCAGACACGATTCTCCCGTTTAACGGGAGGATATGGTCGACCTCGAACGGGATTCCTGTGCAGCGGCTTACCCTTACAGCAATCGTATAGAAAGCAGCGCATGCCCGCCTGTCTGACCAAGATGGAGTCCTAAGCTCACGGGATGCTTGGCTTTCCCTTTTCATTGCGCGGACACGATCTAAGTGCTTTTCCCTGTATGCAGCGCATGCAGCCCTATGCTTCTCGGGATTTTCAGCCCTCGATTTTCTTGCGGACTCTCTAGACCTTTCGCGCGCTCTTTCGGCCCTTTGTTCTGGCGTAAGAACGACTCGCTTTGGCTTGCCTCCGCGCCTTTTTTCCGCAGCCCGCTCTTGAGCGTCGGGGTTTTTTTCTTTCCACTCCCTCGCACGAGCAAGGCAAGCCTCACGATTCCGCGCATAATACCGGCGTCTGGCCTCCAGCATCTTCTGCTTGCGATCAGCGGAAACCACGGATCACCTCAAGGAATGATTACAGGAAAGTCGGGGTCAGTGATGCCGCCGCCGCCACCGCCGCCGCCGCCGATGCCACCCGGCGCCGTGTAGTTCGGGTCAGGCTGCACCGGCTCGCCGTTGATGCTGACAGCGTAGTCGCCGCGCGACGTGCTGACTGCGCCCGTGATGCTGAACACATTGGTCGACGCGTTGCCCGAGAACGTCCAGCTACGCGCCGGCGATCCGATGCCGCCGACCACTGCGTCAGGAAGCTCGCGGACCACGATGCCCGTCATGGTCTTGGCGTTGGTGAAGCCAGTCAGTCGGACGATGCCATAGCCGGAGTCCTGATACTCCCACTCGACGCCGACCTTCCACGCGTTGGTGCCGTCACTCCGCTCGTCGCCAGGGCCGTCCCACTCGCGGCCCTGCTGATGCAGCGGACGGAACGATCCGCACTCGGTCCAGTTCTCGCCGGGCGTCGACGGCGGCGTCGGGACCGTGGTCGCGCGGTACGTCTTGCCGTCCGATCGGCGAAGCGTGCCGACGGTGACGGAGCGATCGCCCTGCGTCCATGGCTTGACCTGCCCGAGCGACTTGGCCTCGAGATACAGCAGCAGGCCGACCATGTCGGACGTGAACACGTCGGCGTTCGCCGTGACCGTCACCGTGCCGGCGCGCGCCGATGCTGCGACCTTGATGGCCTCGTTCGCGTTGACGTCTCGGAACGGCCCCTCCTTGACGACGAACTCCTCCAGCACGAACGACGTCGCCGACGTGCGCGACAGCTTGCGCGGCGCATGGTTCGGATGCACGAGGATCATCACGTCGGCCGTCTGCGTGAACTTGACGTCAGGCAGTTCGGCCTCGCTCCACGGGGTCACGACCTCGACCGGCGTGCCGCCACTCAGCACCGGGGTGCCGTTGGCGTAGAACCGCGCATACAGGTCGCCCAGCTCGATGACGTATGCGACCTCGACACTGAACTCGAACGGGATCAGCCGCACGCGCTTGGTGCTGTTCTTCACCTCGCCGATGAACTGCAGGCCCGGGCGATTCACCAGCCCGCCAGTCGGGCGAACGAGGAAATTCTTGGCGGTCTTGACCGAGTTGCCGTATCGCTCGATGTCGACGCGCGCATGCAGAGACGGGGAAAGCTCGCCGCCGGAGAACGTCGGTTGCAGCAGTGGCGTGCCCATTACGATCGCACCCGGATGGTGTCAGGGGTCGGCGTCCGGTCTGGCGTGCCCTCCTGCTGCGTGCCGACTTGGGCCTGCGACACGACCCACGCGTACTGCTGCACAGCGTTCTGCTGCAGGCGAGTGTCGGCGCGCAGAACCAGCGCGATCTCGGTGGCCAGCTTCCAGGACAGCGCGGAGCGCGCCAGAGGCGGGAACTGGTTGATGTCGGTGACGTCCGCCGTGTACCAGAGGTAAGCGTCCTCGAGGTCCGTCACGATGATGCGGCCACCCGGCGTCGTCGGGTCAGCCATCACCGTGTACGGCACGCGCTGGATCATCTCGCCCGGCAGGTCGTAGGACCAGATGTCGCGGAAAATGTTGCCCATCGCGCCGCGGCCACCGGCCTCGTCGGTCAGCGTCTGCGCGCGCAGGCAGTCGGTCGGGTAGCGGTACGCGAACTGCCAGCCGGGGATCGTGACGTCGGCCACGATGGCGAGCTGCACGACCTTCTGGGCGAAGCCCCACGGGAAGTCCTGCAGCATCTCGACGCGACACTGGTCATAGTGCTGCAGGCAGGCGCGCGCACGCGTGTTGGGGTCGTTGAAGTCCTCGATGAGCTGGTCGATACCGATCCGGCTCAAGGCTCGATTGCAGACAGCGATGGGGCTGGACATGGATTACCTCGCGCGCCTGCGTCGGCGCATCATTGTCTGGTATTCGACCGTCACCTCGGGAGGCAGCTCGCCGGAGTATTCCAGCGTGGCCACGACCCCGGCAACAGTATACGCCCCGGGCGACACGTCGGCGCGGTAGGCCCGCCGCACGGTGACAGTCTGGCCGGTGACAGTAAACGCGGCAGGGGTGACGTTTAGACGCTGGCCCCAGCGCACGGCGGCGTCGACGCCGGTCAGTGCGTAGCTCCCCGGCGTCACGTCCAGCGTCAATGCCGGGACGATCGGGGTGTAGATCAGATCGGCGTCGGACCCGGTGATGGTGTAGGCCGCAGCCGTCGTGTCGACGCGCCGCCCCCATCGGGTCTGTGCGGCCTGCCCGGTGATGGAATAGCTGCCCGGCGTGGTTTGCGCCCGGCGGCGCCACAGCGTCGTCGCCGAGGCCCCGGTCAGCGAGTAGGTCGCAGGGGTGACGACGACCTCAAACGACCCGCCAGCCTTCGCCAGCGCCACCAGAATCGCGCCGCCGTCCTGAGACGACGTGACGCCCACCTCGAACGAGTACGTGCCAGCAGCGGCCTCGCGGTGCGCCGTGACGCCGGTCCATGCTGCCGCGCCATTGGTCAGCTCGGCCAGCCGGGTGTAGCCCGCCGAGTTGATCGTGTGGGTGACGGTCGACGTATTCTCGGCACCGGCAAAGCCGACCAGCCGGGTCGCGCCCGTCGTGACGATGTTGCCCGAGTTGAACGGTGTCGCCAGCGCCGTAGCGCCGACGTTTGCCTGCGTGGCCGCGTCGATGACCTCGACGACCCAGATCGACGGAAACGTGCTCGCGCCACCGGTGGCGGTGAACGTGTGCGACGCGCCGCCAGTAGCGCCGGCAAGGAACCACGCGCCGAGGTAGTTGGTGATCGAGCCGCCGCCCGGCGCCAGCGTGCGGATCGGCGCCGAGTACGTGTTGCCCTTCGAGTCGGTGATGACCGGCGGCGTGCTGGTCGACTCCCACTGGCAGAACACCAGCAGCGACGTGCTGGCCTGCGTGGTGACGGCCGCCGTCGTGGCCACCGTGCTGCTCGAGTAGCCCGCGGCGACCGATGCGCCGATCGTCGGGACGTCGAGCGCAGGCGCAGGAGCCCCGAAGAACTCGGCATTGATTAGCGCCGCGCCGTCGCTGCCATCCGTCCACAGCGCAGAGCCGCCGCGCGGATAGCGGGTGACGGGCTGCGCGCTCATCCGTGGATGATCTTGGCCTGACCTCGGATTGCGCCCGTGCTGGTGGTCGAGCAAATCACCAGCATTTCAAGGCACGCGCCATTCGGCACGCCGGCGAGGTTCAGTTGCGCCCAGTCGCGCTCGTTGGGCACGTTGACGGTCGGCATGGACATCGAGAACCGCTGGCGACGGCAAGTGAAGCCGAAGTTGCCCGCCGTGCCCGTGCTGGCGGAAAGCGTGACGCTGTTGATGCCGCGAATGTTAAGCCCCTGCTGCGCCACAGGAATAAGCGGAGTCAACGGAAGTTCGCGGCCAGCGCGCAGCGTGCCGCCCACGGCCTGAACACTGAGGTTGCCCGTCGTGCCGTTGTTGTACGTCACGTTGATCGTGGCGTTCGATGCCGTCGCGCCGCCGTCCGTGTAGACAGACAGGAACCATTGAACGTCAGAGTAGTCGGCAGCGCCCAAGCGATCCGCAGGCGGGGCAAGCGTGGACAGGTCAAGGCCCGTCACCGTCTGCGCCGTCGTGACGTTCAGCACCAAGCCGCCAAGGTGGGCGATGCGGTCGTTAACCTCGAAACCCATCGCGTTGTTGTTGTTGTTGACGACGGAGAAATAGCCGAAGTACGACTCGGCAGGCGCGGTCTGCTGCGTGAATCCCGGCGCGCCGGTCGTCGTGTTGTTCGGCACAGCAGCCGTCGTCGGAATAGCGCCCTGCGCAGGCTGACCGGTGGCGCGCCACAGCGAGAAGATGCCGCCCGCCACTGCGTTAGCAATGTTTCCCTTGTCGATGACGAGGCGCGAGCTGTTGTTTGCTAGGGCGTTGACAACGCCGTCGACGGTGGTGATCGCCATGCTTGCCCCTTAGACCAGCGTGAACATCGTGCCTGGCGATGCGTTGTTGAACCGCACCGTGAAGGTCTCGCCCGCGGTCAGGCTGATCGCCGACCCGTAGTCGAACCACGAGATCAGCGCGTCAGCCGGCGACGTCGCGGTGTCGTTGTAGAGGACGGCATAGCGGAACGTGGCCATCGCGCCCGACGCGGTGAACACGACCTCGGTGCCACTGACCGTCGTGGTGCCGCTGGCCTCGGCGATCGTGATCGTCGTCGTGTTGCCGCCCGCGGTGTAGCCGTTGCCGGCCGTGATCTCGCCGATCTGCGACAGGCTGGCATGCGTGGCCGTCGGCGCGGTGTTGGTCAGCGCGACCTTGAATACGTGGGCGTCCCAGTCATGGACGCCCCGGATCAGTTGCTCGGTGAAGTCTTGGTACTTGTTCCATGCTGAGGTGGCCATGCCTTAGCCCCCCAGCAGCGCGCGGGCCTTGGCGTGGACCGCCTCGACCTTCTCCTCCAGCGCGGCCAGCTCGGCCTTGCGGGCAGCGATGTCGCGGTCAAGGTCGGCCTCCTCGGCCTTCTGCTCCTCGATGCGCTTGTCGAGACGCTTCGCCTCGGCCTTCGCCTTGTCGTTGGCCTTGCCGGCTTCCTCGCGCGCCTGCGCGACGATGGCCTCGGCGTCGGCCTTGGCCTGCTCGACGGCGGCGTTGACCGTCGCGGCGGCCTGGGCCTTGGCCTCGTCGACCAAGCGCACGGCCGTATCGCTGGCCTCAGTGACCGATGCGGCCAGCGCATCGCGCTGGACCTGCAGCTTGTTGACCTGGCCCTCCAGCTCGGCCTTGGCCAGCTCGAGGTTGGCGATCGGCTCGACGGCATCGGCCAGCTCGATGACCGACTTGAACTTGCGGGCGAACTCGCGCACCGCTTCGATCTTGGCGATGTCCATCAGCCCACTCCCTTGACGCACAGCGTCACCTTGAGGTTCGTCGTTCCGTCGCCGGCAGTGACCTGCGGGCGGATGTACGGCACCAGCTCCATGATCGTCTCGAGCTTGCCCTGCACGATGTCCAGCGGGTTGCCCTGCGGATCAGTCAGCGGGAAGTAGCCCAAGCCGTCCAGCGAGCCGAGGATGCGGACGCTGCCTCCCACTCCGAACGTGCCCGACACCTGCACGGTGCGGTCGCCGATGGCAGGGATCAGCGATGCGGCACCGTCGTCGCCGAGCGCAAGGCCCGACCACTCGCGGATGACGTAGTTCGAGTAGTTCGCGTCGATGGTGCGGCGGGTTTCGGGAATCGTCGCCATTAGAACTCTCCGTCAACCGGCTCGGCCGGCGTGGCGTCCATGGTAACAGAGGGGGCGGCTGCCCGCCCCTTCTGCTTGGCACCCTTCGGAGCCGCTTCGACAGCCGGCTCCTCCAGCGGTTCCAGCCACTGCCCAGCCTTGACACCTTCGGGCAGCGTGACGACCTCGCCGGGGCCGACGATGCGGCCACCGATGAAGTGAGGCGGCGCGAAGTCCTTGATGCGGTACTGGGCCATGACTGTCTCCGTTACGCGTTGGCGTCGATCGGCTGGCTGTCAGCGTAGGCACGCCACTGCTGCACGTCGTGCGTCAGGAACGCGTCGACGGTGCCCGTGGTCGGCGCGGTGCCGGTCACGGTGTAGTTCAGGCGGACGTAGCGCTCGTAGTTGGCCGGCGGGAGTGCCATGACTCGCACCACGCGGTTCGCGGTGAGCTGGGCCAGCGGGATCGCGCCGAACGTGGCGACAGTCACGGACGACGAGAAGCCCGTGTTGTCGTCCGTCTGCACGTCGACGGTCAGCGAGGTCAGGTTGTTGAACGCCTGGCCGACGCGGATGACGAGGTAGATCTCCTCGCCCACGCCGATGTCGCGGATCAGGTTGGCCGTCGGGGTGCCGCTGAGCGGGCCAAGGTCGATGGTGTCGGCCGAGGGCGCGGTGGCAGTGACCGCCTGCAGGCGGGAGAACTGGTTGAAATCGTCGAGGATCATTTGCTTTCTCCGGGTTAGACCACGCGGGCCTCGTTGGACAGGATGGCGTCGACGCGCCTGATCGGCACCTCGGCGAAACGCAGCGCCGGCTTGCCGCCGACCATGTCGTACTGCAGCGTCGAGTTGGCCACGCGGTTGACCGTCTGACGACGCAGGAACGAGCGGATGGTGCGGTTGGCGTAGAACACCGGGGTGACACCGTTGAGCGACTGGATGCGCTCGCAGGCGCGGGTCATGAGGTCGATCAGGTCGGCGCCGGTGGCGGCGTTGCGGGTCAGGTCCGACACGTCGATGTTGCTGATGCGGACCACGTAGCGCCAGTCACGCACGGCAAGACCACACTTCCACTGGTAGCGGTCCTGATAGGCGCGGTAGCGGTTGCCCTGCGCGTCCTGCACGGTGTCGAGACCCAGATCCTCGTGGATCAGGCCGGCCGTCGAGCCCTTCGGGTAGATGCCGTGGATGGTGTTGGGCGACCAGCCGATCAGGTAGATCGACGTGTTGTCCGTACCGGTGCCGCCGGCGTCGATGACGTTCTGGGCGTTCTGGGCGTTGGCGATGTTGACCGTCGAGAAGCGCGGGGCGACGCCGAGGAAGCGCTCGGGGTTGGCCGAGGTGTCGCCGTAGAACAGCGTCGACGCCATGGTCTGGTTCAGGGCCTCGATGTAGCCCATGTTCTCCTGCAGGCGGAACGCCGCGGTGTTGCCGTTCAGCTCGGCGAGGTCCTTGTCGACCTGACCGAAGCCTTCCAGCATGCCGCAGGCTTCGTCGATCTGGGCAGTGGTCGACTTGGAAGCCGGCACGCCCTGATTGAGCTTGCGCCATGCCACATCCGGCAGGCCGGTGCGGACGGTGACGCGGTGGCCGGTCGGGAGGTTGCCCTCCACCCACGGCATATCTTCGAGGATTTCGTTTTCCTGCGACAGCAGCTCGGCGATGGCCGCAGCCGAGCCGTCCGGGTCGAGGCGCTTGGTGATGTCGAGAAGGGTCAGGTTCTGACCGCCGATAACGGGCATTGTTGTGTCTCCGGTAGTTTTGAAGGGATTGTGTTACTTGGTGCCGTAGAGCCTTTCCGCCATGGACTTCGTGCCGCCGGAGCGCTCCCCGGTGACGACCGAGTCCTCGGTCGGGATCGTCTTGCCAACGCGAGCGAAGAACCGAACGACCTCGGGGTGGTTGCCCAGCCCGGTGTTGTCCAGCAGCGCGCGCAGTTCGGGGGTCCCATGCTTGGCCAGCGCCTTGCGGCCTTCGGTCAAGGTCGCTTCGAGCGCCTTGCCGCCGATCTCAGGGTCGGCCTGCGTGGTCTTGCCCCACTCCTGCACCTGCTGCACGAACGCCTCAGCTTCCGAGGCCCGCACTTCCGCGATGACCGATGCCAGCTTGGTCGCCTGCTCGTTGCTGAGGTTCAGTTCACGGAGAACCGGCTCGGCAGCAGAGAACAGGGACTCGTCCAGCGAGAGTCCTTCGGGCAGCGCGATCTCGTATTTCTCCGGGGCACCGGCAGGCTTGTCGCCGGGTTTCTCGCCGCCGTCGCCGGCAGGCTTGTCGCCCTGACTCTCGCCCGTCCCCTCCCCCGGGGAATCCTGATTCGCAGCAGTTGCATCTTGCGACGCATCCGTCAGCAGGGTAGCCGGCGGCGCGTCAGCGGCAGGTGCGGCGGTCGCGGGGGTCGTTGGGTTCTGACCCGCGTCGGCGGCGGTTGCCGTTTCAGTCGTCATTGTCACGGTCCTCGTTCATGTTGTCCACAGCCAGTCGCTCGGCGGCCTTGCGCTCTGCTTCCATGGCCTCGGCCTGCATCGTGAGGTACTGGTCAGGGCAGTGCGCCGTGATCTCAGCCAGCAGCGTCAGGCCGACCGACCGCTGCCCCTCGTTGAAGTGAATCAGCGCGCTCGGATGGTAGCTCGAGCGGTACAGGCCAGTGGCGGCCAGCGTGCGCCACATGAAGCGGCGGCCAGCGGGCAGGCCCATGACCGCGCGCAGGTCAGCAACGACCTGCTCGTTCTCGATGCGCTCGGCCTCAGCCTTCGCGCGCCCCTCGTGCGGCTTGGTCGCGGCGCGCATCAGCCGACTCCGATCGGGCCGGCACCGGCCACGTCAAGAGCCCTCCCCAGCGCAGTCGTCGGGTCGACCTTGGCACCGCCGAGCTTGCCGGCCATCTCGGCCATGGCCATGCCGCTCTGCATGGCCTGCGCCTGCTGGGCCTGCTGCGCCTTCGCGTCGCGCATCTCGGCCACCTTGTCGTCGGGCACGACGATGCGGGGCGAGACGCCAAGCATGTCGGCGCGCTCGTCGATCGCCTGGTCGAAGTCGAGCTTGTCCAGCACGCCGGGGTTCATCTGCGCCAGCGAGGCCGCGAACCCGAACAGGTTGTCCATGGCCGACAGGCCGACAGCCTTCTGCGCCTGCGCCAGAACCGAGATGAACTCGACCTTGAGGTCGACGTCAGCCAGCTCCTCGGGCGGCGGCGGGATCAGCGGCTCACCGTTGAGCACGCCCTCCCAGTACGGGCGCGACTTGCGCACAAGGATGTCGAACGTGCGGTCGATGATCGGGTCCAGCAGCTCGTCGTTCACGCGCTCGACCACCGGGCCGAGCATGAGCAGCTTCTCCTCGTGACGCTCTTGGATCTCGCGCGCGGTGATGTTCGACCGCGTGTCGTTCTGCATCATGAGGAACAGGTCGACGTACAGCGCCCGACGGATCAGCTCCTCGGAACGCATGATGTCCTCGCCGATCGCGTTCAGATCGGGGCGCCAGTCGTGGATCGGCTTGAGGCCGGCCTGCGACTGCTGACTGTCCACGTAGGTGATGTCGCCCGGGAGCATCGACACGCGCTGGTTCCGCAGGCTGGTCGGCGCGATCAGCGGCGGGTTGACAACCTTGTCGATCGCCTCGGCCTTGCGCAGCTCCTTGAGCTGCAGCGCCTTCGCGTCGCCGAGCGCGTCCATGCACGGACTCGAGCCGTAGACCTCCTCGCCCGACGTGGTCCAGCGGCAGCCCAGCAGCGGGCTCGACTCGAACCCGCGGACGGCCAGCATCTTGTCCTCGTTGCCCGAGGCTTCCCAATACATCGAGCGCACCGGCATGTCCCAGCGCTCGCCGTCGATGTAGCGCTCGTCGTTCGGCGCGATGGCGTGGCAGACGTCGATCCACGTCTCCCACTGCCCGTTTTTCGCCATGTTCTTGACGCGTTCCGAGCAGGCGTCGATGCCGAACTCCTGCACGATCTGGCGCACCGTGAGCTGGAACTCGCGGTAGAGGGTGTCGATGCGCTTGCGGTTCGACTGGGCCAGCCAGTAGCTGCCGATCTCGAACTGCTCGAAGCGCACGACGTCCTCGTCGTCCTCCAGCTCGACCATGCAGGCCGTGCCGTAGACGCCGATGTCCCGGTAGATCGTGGGCAGGACGCGGTAGAGGTTCGACTTGCTGAACACCTCGCGCATGCGCGCCTCGACGGCGAACAGCCACTGTTTGACCGCGCCGATCTCGGCGAGCTGCGGGTCGGGCGTCGTGAGCCGGAACCACGGACGCGCCGGGCTGGTGTTGCCCGACGTCATGCCAGCGGAGAGGGTGTTGACGGCCAGCAGCGGAGTGCCGTTGATAATCTTGTGGTTGCGCTTGCGCCCGCGCTCGCCGGCAGAGTAGCGATCGCCACGAATCCAGCGGCCGGAGCGCGGCGCGAAATGGTCCTGCAGCTCCTGCCAGTGGGTCTCGTAGCTGGTCCGCTCGTTCTTCATGTGAGCCGCGCGCTTCTTCCAGCGCTTGCACAGCTCACCGGTGGCGGGAGGCTTGACCATCCGTCAAGAGCCCAGCAGCGTCTTGGTCTGGCCCGTCGGGGCCATCGCGTTGCCGGCCATGATCGTCGCCTGCCGGCCGTAGCGGCTGGCCGCACGACGACGCTCGCGCTGCGATTCGCGCAGGACGGCCTCGTCCTCAGTCACCGGCGTCTGCATCTGCGGCGGAGGCGGGGTCGGCTGGGCCTTGGGCTTCTTCACGCTGCACATCGTTGCGTTCCCGACAACAGTTTGGGGGCGATGATGCGCCCAAAGCATCGCCGATGCAACAGTCATCCGAAGGGGGAGTAGTCGATCACCGCCCGGGCGTTGCCCGGCATGTCGCGGCTGGTCTGTATCGACCACGCCGGGGCCACGGGCTGGGCGAACGTCAGGCACAGGCCATCGGCCAGGTCAGGGCTGACCCCGATGCGCTCCTTGATGTCCTCCTTGGGCTCGAGCTTGAACACGCCGCGCGTCCGGTCGAACTCGTACATCGGGGCCGACAGCTCGCGCACCAGCTCCATGACGTCGGGCAGCGCGCCGCCCTGCTCCAGCCACTCCTTGGTCAGCCACCACATTTCGGCCCGCTTGTTCAGGAACCGCGGGTCGTTGGCCTTGCCGCCGAACTGGACCTCGATCACGGTGTAGCCGAGCTGGCGCAGCCGGTCGATGACGCCGGCACCGTAGCCGCCGGTGCCGTCGACGAACACCGCGTCGGGCTTCCAGGCTTGGATCTCCTGCGCGACCCGGCTGGCCACTGCCATCGAGTCGTTCGACTGCAGCGTTACCGGGGCGAAGCAGGCCAGTCCCTGCCGGCGGATGATGGCCGACCGATCGCCACCCTGCCGGGCCACGTCGACGCCGAGGATCTTGGGCGCGTGACTGTAGGCCGTCTCGGGCAGATGCTTGCCGCGCGCCGCCATGGCCAGCGTCAGCGGGATCAGCGCGTTCTCGTTGGCCGCTGCGAAGTCGCACAGGTATTCCTGCCGGAACGCGTTCTCGGGCATGGACTTGCGGGCCAGCTCGATCTCGGAGTCGGGCAGCGCGCCGGTCTCCAGCACGGTGTAGAGCGCAGCGAACCAGTCGTCGTCGCGCTGTGCCTGGTCGTAGAGGTCCGAGAACCGGTTGACACCCTTGGGCGTGCCGATGAACAGCGCCCAGCCCTGCCGGTCGGTCAGCGTCGGCAGCACGACCTGGTCCCAGACGTCAGGCTTCATGTCGGCCACCTCGTCCATGACCGCGCCGTCGAGGTAGATGCCGCGCAGGGAGTCGGGGTTGTCGGCGCCGTAGATCCTGATGCGGCTGACGCTGCCGGCGTGGTTCGGCAGCTCGACCCAGCACTCGGACTCGTTGACCCGGCTGCCCGGCACCTTGAGCGCGTAGCCCTTGAGGTAGGACCACGCCACGTCCTTCGCCTGCTTGAACAGGGGCGCGATGTAGGCGTAGCGGCCCTGCTCGCGCTGGCACTTGAGCGCCGCGTCGATCAGCCGCATCACCGCCATGACGGTCTTGCCGCCGCGGCGATGCACGACCAGCACGCCGAAGCGCTTGCGGCTCAGGCCACGGAAGCAGGCCCGCTGCCACTCGCGCGGCTTGAACCCGAGGTCAACCCGCTGCGTCGTCATCGGGCACCCCGGTCACGACTTGGACCAGCACCGCGCCGTCCTTGCCCGAGCCCTGCAGCTCGACCTTTTCGCCGTACCGCTTCGGGTCCCACTTCGCCAGCAGCTTGAGCCGGGTCTCGATCTGCAGCTTCCGGTGCGCCACGTCGCCAGTGTCGATCCGCATGCCGCCCTCGGTCTGGGAGTACGCCGGCGGGGTGTCGGCGATGGCCACCGTCTCCTCGGCGATGGCGTCGAACCCACGCACGCGCGCGCGCGCGAAGCGCTCGGAAAGATCGGTGTCCTTGTCGCACCAGTCGTACCACGTCGTCGGCGCGGGGTATCCGGGGATGCGGGAGATGGACGCCAGCGTCTCGCCATTGGCGATGCGCGCGAGGATGTCCTCGACGATCTCGGGGGTGCGAATGGATGGTCGGCCGATAGCTTTGGTCATGGCGTTCATCGTATCAGGTGGTGCGGCTGGCGCAACGGTTACGCGACGCGGATGCAGCAGGCCTCGCCGTCGATCTTGCGGATGACGAACTTCTTGCCAGTCCTCTTGCCGTACTTCGACTTGCACGAGTTGAGCGACTGCCTGTTGCAATCCTTTCCAACGACGAACGCCTCGCCAACCTTGAGCATGTCCAGTGGGTATCGGCGCAAATCACCCTTTCTGATCGTCTCCATTCGAGACAGCGGAACCTCGAAAATCTTATACCCACCATCATTCTGAGACATTGCGACCTCCTGTTGACTGGCTAATTGTATGCAACTCAATGGCGAACATCAACGGTGGTGGGTGTGGTGGGGCTGGGTGGGGTTTGTCCGAATGGGGCCTTATATCGCAGAAATATTCAGCTTCTGTTTATTTATACGCGTGAGACGCGCGTGTGGAACAGTCCTATTCGGAAGAAACCCACCCAAGCCCACCACGTTTATAATCAACAACTTAAAAAACAGGCTTCGGATCGACAGTCTATTCTGGAAATCCCCCACCACTCCGGAGTGCAATACCCCTTACCATCTGGATGCCTCGCAGCATGGACGACATGAACCCCTTGTGCTCCATTGCCGCGATCCACCGCTTCTGCGGTAAGGCGTACTCTCCGGCCTCCTCGGCCCACTCCTTGTAGGACTTGTAGAGGTCGCCGCGCCGGGCACTGAACGACGACGGCACCTCGCAGCACTCGTCGAGCCAGGCCCCGAGGTTGTCCTGCTGCTCGAGGTATTCAGCCGTGGCGGCCAGCACGGCGGCCGAAGGCTTGAGGCCAATGCGCTGCCACTGCATGCAGCCCTCGACGCACCACGCAAGGATTCCGTCGGCCTCGGCGATCAGCTTGGCGGGCAACTCGTGGTCGCGGTCCTCGGGCTTTACCGTCACCGTGAACGGGATCAGGTGCAGGCGTCGCTTCATGGCCTCGTCAACGTTTCGCAGGCCGGGCTTGTGGTTGCCCGTCATCACCAGCTTGAACTGGGGAATGAACTCGAAGTCGTCCATGCGCATGAACCGGGCCGTGACCGGGTCGCCGCCGGTCAGCGCCTTGATCTTGGCCTCGGCCCAGCGCTTGCCCTCCTCGGTCTCCTGCGCCGCGACCAGCCGGGCACCCATTAGGCGGGCCAGCTCGGTCGTATGGGCCTCGTGCTTCCGCTCGGTGAACATGTCGGCCGGCGCGGACTTCGCGTAGTCGCCGAGGATTCGCTGCAGCGTGTTGAGGAACGTGCCCTTTCCGTTGCCGCCCGTGCCGTAGACGAAGAACAGCGCATGCTCGCGGGTCGAGCCGGTAAGCGCGTAGCCGGCGACCCGTTGCAGGTACGCCTGCAGATCCTTGTCGCCGGCCGTCGCCACGTCGAGGAACCGCAACCACGTCGGGCAATTCCCGCGCGGGGTGGCCTCGGTGATGCGGGTCATGTAGTCCTCGCGGCGGCCTGGGCGCAGCTCGCCCGTGCGCAGGTCGACGACGCCGCCCGGCGTGTTGAGCGCCCACTGGTCGGCGTCCCATTGATCGGACCGGGCGACGATGCGCGGGTCGGACTTCGACAGCTCGACCACGTTGGCGATCGTGCGCTTTTCCCCATAGCGGGCGATCGTGGCCTGGCGCTGGCGCTCGGTGGTGAACTCGGTGCCGTCGGTGCGGGCGAAGTCGGCCACGGCACAGCAGAGCTTTTTCCCGCGCTCGAACGCGACGCGCACCTCGTCCTTGACCCAGCGGGTGCCGTCCCAGACCATCCAGCGGCCCCACGCGTCGACCCAGCGCAGCGTCTCCTCGTTCATTTGGGCGAACCGGATGCCGACGTTCACCTCGGAATACAGCGCCGGCATATTGTCGGCCGGATCAATGGTGCGGTCGAGGTCGGCACTGATGCGGCTGACTACCGTGTTAACCGGTGCAGACACGACCGGCATGGTGGCATCATCCGCCTCACGCTCCCCCTGCCCGTCGTGCTCGGCTGAACCCCTCGGCTCGGGCTCTCCCTCGTCGGGCGGGGGGGCGACCTCTCCCGACAGCATGCCGCGCAGGATCGCCGGGTCGTTGCCCTCGCGCAGCCAGTCGTCCCAGTCGGTGCCCTCGCACCCCGTCGGCCAGATGACCCGCGCACCGATCGCTTCCGCCGCATCCTCGCCGGCATCGACGCCGGGGTTGAATCCCTTGGATGCCGCTGTCCCGTGGTCGTTGTCTGCGCAGATGACGACCTCGCGGCCCTTCGCCTGCTGGGCCACGATGCGAGCCACGACGGGCAGGTTCTTCGCCGACATAGCGCAGACGACAGAGTGACCGGTGGCAGCAGCCAGCGCCGCGCCCGTGGCGTATCCCTCGCAGACCAGCACGCGCGACGGGTCGGTGCCCTTGATCGGGTGGTAGCAGCCGGCCTGCTGCCCGCCGGCTAGGTTCAGCTTGACCTTGCCGCGGGTGATGGCCTGCAGCGAACGGATGACGCCCGGGCGGGAATAGACCGGAACCAGCAGCACGCCGCGCTCGGTGTCGGTTCGCTGGGCATCGCCAAGGAACTCGCCCATGGGCAGCGCCTCGAGGATCCGCACGCTGGCCGGCGAGTCGATCCCCTTGGCCTCAAGGTACGGATGGCGATTGACGGGAACAGCGCCAGCCCAGAGGCTCGCGGCGTACTCAGCGCGGGCGTCATGCCGGGCAGCCTGCGCGGCCTCCTCCTCGGCCCGCTGCTTCGCCCAGCGGCGGCGTGCCTCGGCCCGCTCGGCCTCAGTCATGGGCTTGCGCTCGGCGAGCGAGAACGATTCCTTCTGGCTGGTCGGGTAATGCTCGAACCAGCCGACAGGGCGGTCGTCGTCGTGGATCTTGTAGGCGAGTTTCTTGCTGCGCGGGCGCTCGCCCTCGGGCGTTGCGTGGCGCAGCTTGCCGTCGGCCACTAGGTCCTGCGGATTGACGTGGATCCCGAAGTCGGCGGCGAGCTTGTCGGCAAATGCTCGGCAGATGTCGGTCACAGGCCACCTCGGATGTTGAGGTAGATGCCGATGAAGTCGGACAACTTAGACTGGTACTCATTGGACGCCGCAACGCCCTGCCAAGGAGAGTCCACCGGGCCGCCGTAGAAGAACCAGAACGACCCATCTTTGTTGACGATGTTGTGCAGGCCGCACCGCTTTGCATGTGATGCAGTCTCGCGCAGCCTCAACCCGTCGAACTGCGGGTCCTCGTAGTCAACCCGCGACATCCCCTCAGTCGGCCAGCCGATCGGCTTGTATTGCCGGTTGAGGAGCAGAAGCCCGCCGCGCGTCTCGACGACGCAGTACGGGAGCAGTTGCCGGAGAAGCATGCGGCGCAGACGCTGGCCGCGAGTAGGCAGCACTTGGGCTGCCACGGAGGACACAAAACGCCGAACGTATTCGGTCATAGGAAGGATCCGTTGTTAGCCGGGAAGCCCCGGCTTGAGAATAGTGCTACAGCAATGCGTTCAGCGCAACAGTCACAGCCTCGCCGTCAGCCCGAACCCTGCCGGCTTGACCCGCTGGCTGCGCTTGTGGCCCAGCCTCGCCGCCTCGCGCCGGTCTCGGACGGCCTTGCGCTGGCCGTTCGCCAGCCGCCAAGCGTTGATCCAGCGGAACGCGGTCTCGCGGGACATGCCGAACTCGGCCATGAGGTCGGCGTAGGTCAGCTCCTGTCCGGCGGTGAACCGCTTGGCGATGAGGATGGCGAGCGTGATGGTCGTGCCGATGTTCTGGTCGCGCAGCTCGGCCGGCACCTTGGCCTTGCGGTAGTCCGACCGGACAGCCGGCGCCGACGGGCCGGTGTAGCTGGCCCCAGGCACGACCTCCCAGCGGATCGGCATGGCGTTACTCACGCGCCGCACCTTGCCCAGCGTCTCAAGCCGGTGGATGCCGACGGACACGGGGCCGATTGTGTTGCGCTCGGGCTCGATTCCAATGGCGACGGTGGCCTCGCGCGCCGTCATCGGCACGCCGGCCTCGGTCATGGCTTTGAAGATCCTGGCCATTTTGTTCGGTTCAGCCATGGGTGTCGTCCTCGTCGTCATTGGGGAACATCTCTCGAGCCTCCTCGACGCAGGTCAGCGCCATGTCGTGCGGACCATTGAACTGCTCGAGCTTGAACCCCGCAATCCGCCGCAGGATGCGGTAGGCCGTGTCGCGCTGCTCGCGCGCCAGGCGCAGGTCGGTGTCGCCGAACCCGGCGAGGATGCGCTGCTGGTCGACGCGGAACTGCAGGGCGGTGACTTCCGCCCGCGCCGCGTCGCGCTCGGCCTCAAGCTCCGCGATGCGCTTCGCCCTAACTGCCGCAACAGCAGACCACACCTCGGCATGCCCGTTTAGATCCGCGATCACGGCATCGGCTTCGTCCGCGAGGTAAACGCTGCGGTCGTCGTTGAAATGGTCGAAGTAGACCAGCGCGGAGTATTTCGTCAGCGGCTTCACTTGCTCACCTCCGGCGGCTCGGGCAGCGGATACCACGCGGGATAGAGGTGGCTGTCGCCTCCGCGGCTTGCGTAGCCTTTGCGGACAAGGCGGTTTAGCGCCCTTACTTCCTGCGCCTTGACGGAAACCCAATGCAGTGCGCCATTAGCGCGCAGGCGTTCCAGCATTTCAGCTTCAAGCGGCGGCAACTCAGCCACGATCCTTCTCCTTCACCGCCGCGAGGGCGCGCACGGCCCACTTGAACGCATCGCGCTCGGACTGCGGCCCGCCGAAGCACCGCTTGCCATAACCGCGCTTGCGTGCATCGAACTCCCAGTACGCCTTCTCGATGGCGTCCTCGGTCGCCTCCACCGCCCCGGCCTGCGCGTTCAGCGCGGCGGCGATGCGCTCTGCAAGGCGCTTCGACTCATCATCCTGCGCTGGCAGCGTGTAGCAGACGAACCGCTGCCGCTCGTTATCCCAGACGCTCGGGCCTTCCGCCTCGTATCGCTCACTCACGGCCCACCCCCAGCGATGCGATTGTTTGGAACGGATGAAGCTCCGCCTTCGCTTTCAAGTAAGCGGCGTTAGCCTCGTCGGCGGTCTTGAAGCTGCCCAAGTGAATCTGCTTTCCGTCAACCCGAATGCTTGACCGCCAAGCCTTGTCGCGCTTGCTCCAATGAGCGCCCAATACCTTGCTTCCGCTTTTGGAGGTGGCGTGCCGAATGTTCTGCACGTTCTGCGCGCCCGTAGCCTCGCGGAGATTGGCCAAGCTGTTGTCGGATCGAACGCCGTTTACATGGTCAAGCTGATGCTTCGGCCACTTGCCATAAACGTAAAGCCACGCAAGGCGATGCGCCATGTAAAGCCTGTTCCCAACGTTGATCCGCCAATAGCCTTGCGGGTCGAGACTTCCCGCAACAGCCCCAGCCTTGGCGTTTGATGAGCGAACCCTGCGAGTAAAAACTCCGGTTTCCGCGTCATAGTAAAAAAGCTCTTTCAGCCTTTCCTGAGTGACGCCGTTCATGCACTGACTCCAAGGCTTGCGCGGATGCGCTGCCATGCCTCGCCGTAGATGCCGCGCTTTGCATAGCCGGCCGCACTCAGCGCTTCATCCATGAGCGCCAAGTCGTCAGCGTCCGCGCTGGTCTGCGGCTGCGGCTGCGGGGCGTCACACTCAAACACCATGCGTGTCACACGGCCCTTGTCCGCCCAAGACACGCCCAGCTTCATCGGATGCGTCGTTTCGCCGTCGAACGTGACTAGGAACTGGCAACCGTCGAACCATTCATCGACCTCGCCAGTGGCCTGCGGCTGCGGCTGCGGGGCGGTGTAGAGGGGCGTGTTTCGAGCGCCGGCGACGGGGCCAGTAGTGAAGAACCTGCCGAGCCTCATTTCGTCTGGCCAATCGACAAACCACGCCACCGGCTCGGCCTGCGGGCTGGCCTGCGGCTGCGGGGCGGCGGCGATTAGCTCCTTGGCAGCGGAATACCACTCGGCGGGAATGGGGTTGCCGAAGTGCTTCACGCCGATGGCTGCGAGCGCGAGCCCGCTGACACCATGCGGCTTCACAGCCTCCGCCAGCCCTCGCTCTGTCTCCAGCACTGTGACCTGACGCAGCAGATCCTCGATGACGTGCTTGGCGGCGAACACCAGTTGCACCGGGACGACGCCCATCTCGCCACCGGCTCGCAGCATGCGCGCGTGCTGGTCGTGCAGCTCCTTGATCGTTGCCTGCGCGAACTCGCGCTCGGCGGATTCGTTACCCATAGACCTTGACTCCCATTCTTGAGTGATGCGGGACCAGGTCGTCGGCCCGCTTCGGCTGGTTGATCGGCGACTGGAACGCCGCCTTTTGGTTGACCGTGAGCTTGCGGGGCTTCTTGGTCGGGCACTTACCGCGGGGCTTCTTGGTCATTCTTTCCAGTCCTTGATGATCGGATGGCGATCGCGCCACTTCCGCCTCTGCTGCCGGGTCTCGTCGATGAAGATGACGAACCCGACGATGCCGGCGCAGGTCATCACGACCGCGACCAGTTTCAGCGTGACGTCGTAGTGGATCGCCAGCGCGGCCAGCATGGCGGCCAGCATGGCGATGTAGCAGAGCGCGAGCAGCGCGGGCTTCATGGCTTCGGCTCCTTGCGAAAGATGTGCATGTAGACATCGCGGAACGCCGCCTCCAGAACCTCAGGCGACACGTCCTCGACTGCCGTCTCCGTGGCCTCAAGCCAGCCTGTCAGCTTGGCGATGATCTCGAGGGCGATTCCGGCGTTGAGGTGGATGACCGCGCGATCGAGGTCGTCCTCGATGACCAGCTCGGCCGGGTTCTCGTTGGCTTCGATTCGGATCAGGGCCAGATCGGTGCCGACGATGGCGGTTTGCTTGTGGCGTGACATGGTGCGCTCCTGCGCGGTGGGTGTGCCGCCATCATCGCCCCGCCATTGCGCCCGCCGCAACACCATTCCCGCAACACACCGTTCTACCGGCGCAACGCCGCCTCGGCATCCTCGACCGACCGGACCTCGGCAGCGATGCCGCCGGCGCGGCGCACCGCCTCAAGGAATCCGGCCTGCTCGTCGGTCAGCTTGGCGCGGTCCTTGACTTCCAGCGCCGCGAACAGCGCGACACGCTGGCCGACCATGTCGGGCGTGATCTCGACGGTGTGCCAGCCGATCAGGTCGGACGACCCATTGCACAGCCCGGCGATCAATGGGCGCGCGGCCTTGACCAGCACGTCGCCCGGCTCGGCCTGAATCGTGCATCGCCCGCGGATCGGGATGGACTTCCCGACCCAGCCCTTGCCGACGTTCTGGCGGAACAGTCGCGTCGCGCCCCTGCCGCACGCGGCCATGATCTGCCGCAGCACTACCATCTCGCCCATCAGAACCCCCAGCCTTTCGGCATCGTCACAGCCACAGTCGACGGCCTGGACCGCGCCGCCTCATTCGCCCGCCGCCACCCCACGCGCATGCACGAGTCGCAGCGGCATTCATCGCTGCCCGTCGCCGAAGTCCAATGGCGCTTGGTAAGCCATCGTTGGCATCCCTTGCAGAACCTGCGACCGATGGCGGCTGGATGCTTCGGGAAAACACACCCAAGCCTCAACGCAATGCGTAACACCTGAGCAGACGAAGCAGCTCGCTTGTCGCAGAGCATGGCCGACCGGTCCCTCAGTCGCTGGCGCTCCGGCGTCATTCTCCCAGTGGCTGGTCTCGGCATCATGCTGCGGCACTCGCGTGGTCTCTGCAGGCGGCGATGGCGGCATTGTACGCAGCGGCACGGTCGCCGGGCTCATCGGCGCATGGCCAGGTCCCGAGTATCCGCCCGCGCGGGGCGACCGCCATGTAGACGATCCGCCCCCTCCCCTGCCCGGCCTTGTTGATCGTGTAGCGCCCGCAGTCGCTGACGACGTGGTGCGCGTCGCGCTTGGTGAAGGTCATGC